ACATAGACCCTGACTATTGGCGTGTTTATGGAATGGGTGAGATTGGAACAATACAAACAATGATATTCAGAAACTTTAATTTAGTAGATGATGTGCAAGGACGCTTAGTTGGTTATGGATTAGATTTCGGCTTCACAAATTCTCCAAGTGCTATGGTTGCTGTATATCAACGTGATGATAGTTTATACATTAAAGAGCTACTGTATGAAAAGAGATTAACTAATACTGATTTAGCTACTAAGATAAAAGAACTAGGTGTTAGTAGGCAAGATGAAATAATTTGTGATAGCGCCGAGCCGAAGTCAATTACTGAATTGTTTCGTTCAAATCTAAATGTAAAGGCAGCAAAAAAGGGAGCAGGAATACATTTGGGGATTGATATAATGCGCAGATATAAACTAAACATCACAAAGGATAGTCTAAATGCAATCAAAGAATTTAGAAGCTATAAATGGGCAACAGACAAGAATGGTGATGTGTTAAATACGCCTGTAAAAGTAAACGATCACCTAGTAGATGCTGTTCGTTATCTATGTTTAAATAAGCTGTCAATCAATCATAGTGGCAAGTATTATATATTGTAAAAAACGAATTATGAACTTTTATATTTATAAGTAATGAAAGAGGTTAAATTAATTATCCCTGATAATTGGAATGATATAACTATCGGAACTTATCAGGAATATGTAAAGATACAGGAAAGCAAGAAAGGTGAGAAACATAAGATTGTAAGAAGTCTAGCTTTGTTGTGTAATACAAGTCCTTTTGTAGTTAAGAAAATGGCGTATAAGGATTTAGTGGAAATAATGACTATCATAAAAAAGATGATAGATACTGAACCCACAGAAGATGATTTTAAGAAGCTGTTTGACTTAAAGGGTGTTGAGTATGGATTTTGTCCTAACTTAAATAATTTAACCACAGGAGAATATATTGATTTAGAAACATTGTGCAAAGAACCTATAGAAAATCTTCATATTATAATGAGTGTTCTATATAGGAGGGTAACAAAGAAAGTTAATGAAAGATATGCCATTGAAGCGTATAATCCTGATGAGTTCAAAGAGGAACTATTTAAAGATTGTCCAATGAGTATAGCATTAAGTTCGTTAGGTTTTTTTTTGACTTTAGGAGAAAGATTGGCGAAGATTTCGCAGCGATATTTAGCCCATCTGAACACGACACAACAAAGGGCGTAACAATGAGTTCTAAATGGGGATGGTATAATGTTCTATTCTCTCTTTCAAATAACATACTAGATATAGGCAAAATAACTGAATTGCCTATTTTAGAAGTTTTAACATACTTGGCATATAGTCAAGATTATAATAATAAACAACGTAGTAATTATGATAAGTTTTAGAAACGCAGTAGGTTACTTAGAAACAATAGCAAGTAAGCACCATCAAATAAATAGCTTCCATTCAGGAATGTTAGATGAAGTGGATATAAATAAACTAGGTGCTACTGATTATGTGATCCTATATGCAGAACCAGGAAGTGCTACAATCAATCAAGGCGTTTTAACTTATTCATTTACTATCTATGTAATGGATATGGTTAATGACGAAGTAGGTGATGCACCTAACAAACAAAGGATAGGACGTGTAGATGCTTATTCAGAAACACTAAATATCATTCAAGATGTGATAGCAGAATTTAAGCACAGTTTAAATAGTAAGTCTTGGGTTGATGGTGAAGTAGTATTACAGCTTCCTATAACAGCAGAACCGTTTACAGCTCGTTTTAACAACCTTTTGACAGGATGGAGTGCGACTATAAATATAGATGTTAACAACAAGAACAATCTTTGTATTGCACCAATAACTGCTAATTCATAATGGAATTTAAGAATACCATACAATCATTACAGAAACTAGGCACAAGTGTTGTCAAGGAAGGGAAAGGTGTGTTAAGAAAAACCAAAAAATCAAGTGGCACTCTATACAATGATTTTGATTATTTAGTTACTAATACAGGTGATACAGTAACACTAGAATTCGAGTTCGGTCGTGCAGATGATTATTGGCAATTCGTTGATGAGGGTGTAAGAGGTGTAGGTGGTTTTAAAGGTAGTGGTAGAGCAAGAGGACGGGGAAGTGATTTTAGGTTTGGTAGTGGCAAATTTGCAGGAACTTGGAATGAGTTTAAAAAATCTATAAAAAATTGGATTAGAAAGAAAGGGTTAAAAGGTAGAGATGCAAAGGGAAGATTTATTAAGGTAGAAAGTTTTGCCTTTTTAATACAGCGTTCTATATTTCAAAGGGGATTACCTAGAACACAATTCTTTAGCAAACCATTTACAGAACAATTAAATAAACAAACAGAAAATATAACTAAGGCTTTTGCAGATGATTTAGAATTAGCTTTAGAACAAACATTAAAAAATTAGAATATGGCTTTATCATTCGTACAGTATCCTATAGCTTCATCAGAAAAAATACCTGTTATAACTAATTGGACACCACTAGTAGGTTATATGTTATATCAAAGTAGTATTGTCGGTTACTTTTATCATAAGCTGATATTAGAGGTCAGACTTACAGATGCAACAGGAACGGTAATAGCTAAAATGAAACAAAGAAGAAACGGCTACAATGTAGATGTGGCAGGAAATGCAGCAAGAGCATATTTTGATTTAAGAGATATTGTTAACACTCAATTAGTAGATACTCTTTACGACCAGAACCAATCAGGAGTGCCGTTTGAAAGCATCCATACTGTAGGAAGTAACACAGGGCAAACAAGCAAGATATTTAGCGAAAGTGGAGATATACAACTAGCAAAAACACAGTTGGCAACAATATATGTAAAAGGATATGAGGAATACAGTTCAGCATCAAATGCTTCTCCAGAAGAACAAAATAGTCCTAGCGTCAATAACACTTTATATTATATTTCTGCCACGCTTCCGTTATTTACAGAAAGAAGTGTAACAGGTGGTTCAGTAGACACCGACTATCTACAAGGAGATGCTTTTGACATATATCAATTATCAGGTTCAAGCTCTAAATTTTTATCTGATACTCCAAGTTTTGCTAATGAATATAGTTCTAGTGCTGTATATACTAACTATGTAATGGATGGTGATTATCATACAGTTGCATTCTTAAATGGTACAGGAGATTTAGCGAGTGATTTTACAACTTGTAAATTAGCTTATTATGATAGTTCAGGAGGTCAGATAGGCTCTATTCAAACCCTAACAAATTCTGTTGCTAATGGTGGTGCTATTCCAGGTAGTGAAGTTAACTCAGATGCAAGAAGATTAATCTACCTAGGTTTTGGTCCTGGCAACCTAGAAGCACAAACAGTTAACACAGCACATAGACCGTCAAACTTTGCTAATTGGGCGTATTATACTCTAAGAACATTTAACACAGGTGGGACTTCTTCTAGTGCAACATATTACTTTATAAAACAAGATGGAAGTTGTAAAGGTTATGCAGTTAGAAGATTAGCGTGGAGAAACAGTTTAGGTGCTTGGGATTATTTTAATTTTAAAAAGAAATCTACTCAAACGGTAAATGTAGAAAGAAATAATTACAGTTCTATGCTAGGAACATTCAATAAGTCTAAATGGAGATATGATGATTACCAAAGAGGAAAAACCACAAGACAAACAACGGCAGTATTAAGAGAAACATTGAATACAGATTGGATGCCAGAAGCACAGGCAGATTTGATAGAAAAGTGCTTAATGAGCACAAATGTTCAGATGGTTGAAAATACAGATACTACATACACGCAATCAGTTATGGTAACAAGCTCTAGTCACGTTAGAAAGACAACTGCTAATGATGGGATCAAAATACAATATACTATAGAAATAGAATACGCTAATAATTTAAATACTAACTCATAATGAATGTTAGATTAGTCGCTTATAGAAATGCTACAACAGGAGCTTCATCAGAAAGCACCTATCAACTAGACTTACAGGAAGCACCCAACATAAGTCTTAATTTTCAATTCGCAGATATTAAAGAACCTGAGAAAAGAAAAGCTAGTTTTTCACAAACATTTAAATTACCATTTACACAAAAGAACAATGATTTTTTTCAGAATTGGTTTAATGTTAATTTAGCAACTTTAGTATTTAGCACTAAGAAAAAATTTAATGCTGTTTTATATGTAGGTACAGTACCTCAATTTGAGGGCATTATACAGCTAAAGGCAGTATATCAAAAGGCACAATGCTATGAAGTTGTATTGATGTCTAATACAGCAGACTTGTTTACAAATATCGGAACAAAAAAGCTGAGAGATGTTTTTGCAGAATATGATACAGATGGAAACTTCACAGGATATAGTGATGAATTAAATCATACTTATAATGAAACAAATATAAAAGCATCTTGGGCAGGTACTTCTTCTGCTTTTGTAAACACTTCTGGAACAGCTTTAAGAGATACTACTGTCAATGTTCAAAAGGTTATGTACCCCCTTTCTGTTACAGTTCCTAAGTTTTATTTCAACGGAAGCAACACCTATTTAGGAATGAGCAATGTTAGTGGTGATGATGCTGCTGATTATATAGTGCCTATAACACAGTTCAGACCTGCTATTCAATTAAAAACATTATTAAAGTTAATTATAGCACAAGCAGGATTTTCTTATACTTCTGACTTTATAGATGGAGCTTATTTTGGCAAACTATTTATGACCACGTGTGGACATATTGCACAACCTAGTGCTGTTGAAGTTGAGAATGTTGCAGCTACAGATGGATTTATGAGTGTTGGTAATAGCACACAATGGGGAACTTATACTATAGACGCAGGGTTTAATTCAGGTTCACCTTGTAACTATCAACCTGAGTGGACAACTGTTCCTGCCGATACAACCTCAGCACTATCTGGCTATGCTATACCTATTGATAGTGGAAATAATTGGGCAACTCCTTATCAATTTACTAAAACGGAAGCTAATATGAACAATATGACGTTAAGATACGTCTATAAAACAACTAATATCGGTCCTGCAAGTGGATTGATAGGTCTTGGGTGTTTAGATAGCGACCCCATTCAAGAGGGAATACTTTGGGAGATGGTTGCTTTAGGTCTTGGAAGCTCAAACTTTGAGAATTACCAAACACAACAACCTAACTTTGTTGGTGGTGTTTCTGCAGGTCAGGTTAGATATGGATACATAGAGTTTAACTTTGATCTAAACGGTTTGAATGTAGGAGAAACTTGCAGATTAAGAGTACGTCCTAGATATTTTGGTCTTATTCAAAATGCCGATCCAGGTGAAATTATAATAGGGGGGGCACAATGTTTGCCTGAAAATAATGGCACAGCTTCATCTTGTGCTTCAGCAGATTATTTATTTAGTTCTCTTTATAACGAAATAAGAGTTGATTGGGTTGGATATGCTAACAATATATATAGTCAAACGGTAGATGTGCCAATGGGCATAGATGAAAAGATTACACAAAAAGCGTTTTTAAAAGACCTTATAGAAAGATTTAATCTAGTTGTTATTGCAGACCCCGATAATGCCTCTAACGTGATAATAGAACCTTATAATGACTTTATTAGTAGTGGTGAATTGAAGCATTGGACAGATAAACTAGATTTAAATAAAGAAATAGTAGTAAAAGACACAACCTCAATGCAAAAGCAAAAGGTATTATTTACTGACAAAGAAGATAACGATTTACTAAATAAATCTATTAAAGAGGAAATGCCAGACTACAATGTGTATGGCAAAATAGATATTAGAGAAACAAACAATGAGTTTGCTAGTGGAGAAATGAAAAACAACCCCATTTTTTCGCCCTATATAAATGAGAAAGTATTTGTTAATAATAATGAAGATACTCCAACACTACTCCCTAACGTGGCAGTTCAATATGAATTTACTTATAAAAAGACAGACACAGGATATGAAGATGTATTAGAAAAAACACAACCTAAGCTATTTTTCTATAACGGCAGTCCTACAACTATACCTGATATTAGTAATTATTATATGCACAGCGTTAATTCAGGTACAGGCGTTATTACAGCTCATTCTTTTGATAATTACCCATTATGTTCACCTTTTGACTTAACTCCTAGTGCAGCAGGTATTTCAACTATTACAGTAGATACTAAGAGTTTATACTTTAATCAAAACCCTCCTGTTTGTGGACAATTAAGTGTCTTTAACTATAACCAATCTAGTCTTTTAGCAAATAGTTTGTATTTTCTTTATTGGTCACAATACTTGAATAGCATATACGGAGATAGTGCAAGAATAATGGAATGCTATATTAATCTTAGTGAAGTTGATATTTTTGATTTTAGTTTTGCAGATGAGATATTTATAAAAGATACTTATTGGAGGGTTCTTAATATAGACAATTATCAAGTAGGTGCTAAGGCATCAACTAAGGTAACACTTATAACCGTTCCACAAAGTTATGATAACACTTGTGTTGATTGTGATTTTGTTCCTGCTTCTACAGGCTATAATTCAGTAGGTTCTTTTTTATTTTTTGTTCCTGCATCTACTCCAACAGCAACTCCCACATTCCCTGATAGTTTGTTTGTTTCACAAGAGTGTTGTGAGTGTAATAATGGTACTTCTTGGACATTCATAAATTATTCTACTTTTGGAGCAGCAGGTCTATATCCTTGTCAATCTAATACAGGTAGTTTGCCAATTCAAATAGAAAATGTTTTTAGTGTTAGATCAATTTTTAGTTCAGGAACAACAAGGAAGCTGTATTCAGGAAAATTAAGCGGACTAGAAAAACCTCTACTTCTAGGTGCAAACACAACTAAATATTCAAGTCCAATACTTCCTTATTCAGGTGATGATGTGGTTATAAAATACAATACTAAGCTAAGGTCTAAATCTATGTTAGACGGCGAAAGTCACAGAATAGTATTAATAGGACACACAACAGGAAACACGAGGGGTTACGCTTATCCACAGGGAGATGATAAAAATAGAAAACTTACTATCCCTATTAATTCTAATGTTATAATTAGAGTTAAGGGTGTTATTACGGTTATCGGTGGAACAAGTGCTACTTATACAGTAGGAACAACAGAAGGACTTGGTTATTATACTGTTTTTAAATCAAAGGAGGGTTCAATAACACAACTAGGTACGCCAGGCGGAAAGAATGAGTTTAGTTTACACGAAGGTGCTTTGTCAACTACTTGCACATTAAATCTAGGAACTGATGGAAATGTGTTAGAGTTTGGATTAGATGATAGCCAAGCAGATACTAAAAGAATATGGCAATTAACAGCAGATATTGATATAAATAGAGTATATAATATGTCTAGCAGTATTGATGATATAAATGCTTTATATCAAAACGGAGGGGATATACTATTACAAAACGGACAAGATTTAATATGGAACTAAAAAAATATATAGAAAATACAACAAAATTAATTATACCTACTATTGATCACATTCAGCTTGTAGAGTATAAAGACAAAGAATTAGACTTTGCTTATGGCATGGAAGAATACCATTCAAGTTTTAGAAGAATGTTTAAACAAATAAAAAGAATAATACTTAGATAATATGGCACAAGAAAGAACAGTAAAATTACAAGTAGATGCTACAGATGCTATAAAAGACTTAAAAAAAGTTAGAGGCGAAATAGATATAACTTATGCAGAATTAAGGAGAACCACGCCTATAGATATAGATGGAACTAAAGCAAAACAAGTATTAAAAAATGTAGATACAGAAATAAGTCAAGCTGCTAAAGGAGCAAAAGAAATAGGTTCAAATGCAGAAGCATCTTCTAAGGGTTTTAGCATTTTAGATACTGCTGTTAAGGGTGTGGGTTTGTCTTTAAAAGCTATGGGTATTGGTTTAGTAGTATCTGCTTTTGTAGCCTTGCAACAGGCACTCTCTAAAAATCAAACAGTAATCGATAATGTAAACATTGCACTAGAAACAGTTAGCTTAACATTTCAACAAATAATAAACACAGTAGTAGATAAGGGGCAAAAAGTAATAGATTTTTTTCAAAAGACAGGAAGTGCTATATCTAAATTCTTCAAAAAAGATTTAGACGGAGTAACATCATCTTATGAGGAACAAGGAAAACAAGCAGAAAGTCTTATCCAGAAAAACAGGAGACTAGCAAAAGAAATAGTTGCACTAAGAAATGAGGTTAAACTTGCAGAAGCAGAACAAAGAAAATTACAACTAACATATCAGAAAGACGCTGAAATACAAAGGCAAATAAGAGATGATGTTAGCTTAACTATTGATGAAAGAATTGCAGCTAATGAGAAGTTGGGTACTATATTAAATGCACAATTTGAGGATGAAAGAAGTTTAGCATTAAAAAGAATAGAATTAGCAGAAATAGAATTGTCAAAAAACAAAGACAATATAGATTTACAGGTTTCTTTAATTAATGCAAAGACGGAATTAGCAGATTTAGACGAAAGAATTACAGGACAGCGTTCAGAACAATTAATCAACTTAACTTCTTTAGAAAATGAGTACAAAGAAAGCATTAAAGAAGAACCTATTGTTTTACAAAAAGCATCACAAGAAGAAGATGCAATAGAGGATGAAATTATAATAAGAAAACAAGATTTTAACCAAGATCAGATAGATTTAACAAAAGCTAGATTAGACGCTGTTAAAGCAATGGAAGTAGAGGGTGGTAGAGCTATTCTTAATTCAGTAGGACAACTAGCAGGAGAAGGTACTAAGATGGCTAAGGCAGCAGGATTAGCAGGTATATTAATAGATACTGCAAAAGGTATTTCAGGAGCGGTGGCAGCAGGAGCAGGTATTCCATTTCCTGCTAATTTAGGTGCTATTCTATCAGGTGTTGGTGTTGTGTTAGCAAATATAGCTACTGCAAAACAAATGTTTAAAAAGGTCAAAGGTGGCGGTGGTGGTGGTGATATTTCTACACCCTCACCTGCAGCAACACCTCCAACACCACAAGGACTAGGAGCTTTAACGCCGAACCTAGAGGGCATAGAACAACCTGAGCTAGGGGGTGGACAACCAACAGTTCAAGCATTTGTAGTAGAAAATGATATTTCTAATGCACAAGCACTACAAGAAGAACTAGATGTACAAGCAACTTTATAAACAAAATAGACTAATTTATATTTATTAATGTTATGGGTAAAAAAAGAAAATTAATAGAACTAATCATAGATGAAACTGCAGACCACTTTGGCGTAGATGCAATAAGTGTTGTTAAGTTTCCTGCAATAGAAGAAAACTTTGTATTCTTTAATAATGACTTTTTAAGTCTTGCTAAGGTAGATGAAGAAAAGAAACAGCTTGTAGGTGCAATACTTATTCCTGAGAAGCGTATTCCTAGACTAGACAAAGAAACTAACGAAGAATATGATGTTTACTTTACTAAAGAAACTATAAAACAGGCACAGAAGCTATTTATGTCAAGTCTAAACAACAATAATCACACATTAGAACATAAAGAGCCAATTAAGGGTTTAACGGTCGTAGAGAGTTGGATTAAAGAAGATAAAAAATACGACAAGTCTAATATGTACGGTTTTTCTAGTCTGCCTGTTGGCACTTGGTTTGTTCAAGTAAGTGCTGAGAACAATCCTGAAATATGGGATGCTATTAAGAATAAGGAAGTTAGAGGATTTAGTATTGAGGGGTATTTTACTGACAAAGTTATTGAAGCATCTAAGCAGGTAGATATACTAGACGAAGTATGTGAAGAATGTCCAGATGAGGTAATGATGGGCAAAATCAAAGATGTAATACTACAAAACGAACTTAATCCTGTAGGTGCTTTAGATGGTGAGCCATTATTTAGAACTAAAGAAGAAGCTGAAATATATGCTGAAATGTTTAAAGGTTGCTCAGGTAGTCACCCACATACTGTAGATGGTGTTAAATTATATATGCCGTGTGCAGACCATTCTTCTGCAACAATGAAAGAAGAATTATATACTAAAAGTGGCAGAAAGAAAAGAAAGAAAAAATACAAGATGCTAGAATATATTGCTTATGCTAAAAGAAAAGCTATGTTGAAGTATTCTTGGGATGATTGTATGCGAGATCAAATGAAACAATACGGCAACAAAGAAACTGCTGCCAAAGTATGTGCTGCCATCAAAAATAAGACAGTTAGATACTAAGAGAAATAAACAATTTACACACCTTTATATTTATAAATGTTATGAGTACACTAGAAAAAATTTTAAATCTTTTAAAAATGAAAAACGAAGCTAAATCTTATAGCGTCAAAATGTACGCTGAAATGAAATTAGATGACGGTCGTATTGTTGCTACAGAAGATGAGCAGTTTATGATTGGTTCTAAAGTATTTGCTATCAATGATGATGGCGAAGCAAGTCCATTAGAAGCAGGAAGCTATACTATGGAAAATGGTAACAAATTAACAATCGGTGAGGCATCTGAAATCTTAGATTTAGGTGAAGAAAAAGAAGCTGAGGATGTTGAAGCATCAGAAGAAGAAATGTCTGAGGAACTATCAGAAGAAACAAAAGAAGAATTTGACGAGCCTGGTGAAACTCCTGCTGAAAAAGCTGATTGGGCAGAAACTTACGAAAAGTTAAAAGATAGAGTTGCTGAATTAGAAAAAGCAGTTTTCGGTGAAAAGGCAGCAGAAGAAACAGAAGAACTTTCTGCTGAGGAAAATACAGAAGAAGTTAAAGAAGAAGAAACCGAAGAAGATAAAACAGAAATGAGTTCTGAAATAATTGGTGAATTAACAACACAAATAGAAGAACTTAAAAGTAAAATAGTTGAATTAAGTAATGAACCTGCAACGGAAGGTATTAAATACAATCCTGAGGGAACAAGCACAGATGCAACTATTGATTTAACCAAGTTGTCTATGAATGAAAGGACAGCATATTATATAAACAAT